TGGAAGCTTGATTCCGCGCGTGTCGCGCTAGGCGTCCCACCACCCCCACCCTCCCTCCTCTGAAAAGGACGGGGCTTTTAGATCAGCGCCTTAGCTCCCCCTCCTCTTCAGAGGAGGGGGGGGGGTGGTGGACGCCATAAGCAACGTTGTAGCCGGACAAAAGTTTCTGGAGTTTTGACAAGACAATCTGGAGCACTTTTGAGAGGCGTCTCAGGCGTTCCTAAGGCGCCTCTCAGTGGTGATCAAGATCAGCGGTGCAGCCAGCAATAAGGGCGAGCGCTTGGTCCAGCGCAGATAGCAGCCGCAGATTGGACTGCGCCAAAACGTCGGCATCGTGAACCGCATCGCCATTGAACGCTGAGCCGGCCTTCTGCGGTCGTGCTGGCACCTTGCCAGGATCGATGCAGGCCACTGCCACGGGAACCTCAACCTGCTCCACACGAGCTTCGATAACCGGCTGTGTCGGCTGCGCAGGCTCGACGTGCCGACCAGCGCAGGCGGTGAGAGAAAGGGCAGCGAGGCCCAAAATGGACCGCGCGCGCATTACAACTCACCTCGCAGGGCCATAGTGGCTGCGCTGGTGCGGCAGCCCACAATCTCCGAACTCGTGCGCTTGATCGTACCTTCCAGTGCATGCCGCCGTGCCACATCGGGCAAGGTGGCATCATAAGCCTTGCCACCCAGCGCCTGGCGCGAACTGGCCGTGCTTCGGATGAGCGCGACAGCCTCGGCCTGCTGCTGCAAAGCGTTGTGCACCAGGTCGTAACTGGCGCGATTGGTGTTGCTCGCTGCCTGCCAATTGGCAGCAGTGGCGCGCCAGATCGAGGTTTCAGCATTCGCTTGGCGAGCCTTCGCCTCGGCCTTCTGAGCCTCGGCCCGATACGCCCAAGCGGTGAGCGCCAAGGCAATCACCGCGCCAGCTCCGCCAAGGTATGCGATTTGCTTGAGCGACAGCGTCGGCATTACGCATCCCCCGGTACAATGGGCCAGTCCGACGCGGACATATCCAGATCACGCAGCGCTTGGCGATAAGTCACCCACGCCGCCTTGCTGTCAGCGGTCAGCGGCGCGTCCCCGAGCTGGGTCCAATCGCAGGCGGTCAGCATGCGATCACGCTGGGCGCGGCGGGCTGCGACACGATCGGCTTCCTGCTGGAGCTGGACCAGTTCTGGCATCGTTGCCGAGGTGCCCTCGGGCAGCGGCCCGACTTCAGCAATCTCGATATAGGCGCCCCCGGCCGTCCAGACCTTTTCGCCGCGATGGTCCTCGACAGGCGTCCATTCACCGTCCTGAAGCACTGCCGCGAAACCCGCCGGCAGTTTCGGCGGAGCGTCAAGGGTGGCGTGGGCTGGTACCAGCCAGTTGCCGGGCTCAAGGGGTGAGGGATCGGCCGGGCTTGAGCCGACAGGCAGACCGGTGATGGGGTCGGCGTGATAGACGACAGGTGCATCCATGGGTGCTGCTCCTCAATACTTGATCATGGTGAGCACAGCGACGTTGCGCGGCCTGGTTTCGCCCGCGCCGGTCACCAGTTCGATTTGCCGCGACGTGCCCAAATCGCCAGCGTTGCCACCCGTCAGGGGCACGGTGGATAGGGCCTGGCTGTCGCCGGTCGTCCTCTGTCCCGTCAGGGTTTCGCCGGCTCCGGACCAATCCCGGCGCGTCAAATATGCGTCGTCGGCAAAGTCACCGCCGGTTACCGAGGTGAACTGGCCAAAACCGTGATAGTGATCCTTGATCCGCTCGCCCTGCGCGGTCCCAATGCCCCGGCCCGCGTCCACCCCGCGCCCATCATCCCACCCGCGCAAGAACTCCCCGCGAAGGTCTGGCAGGTTGAACGTGGTCGTACCGTCGCCCGCACCCCAGGTCGTGCCTATCCTGGCGAATAGAGCGCCATAGGTTCCGCGCGAAATAGCCGCGCCGTTGCATTTCAGCCATCCTGCCGGCGGGGTCGAAGCTGCAAATGGTGCCATCGTGCCGGCCGGCACAGCCGATGCACTGAGCGCCACCAACGCATCATAGAGCTGAGTGTAATTGCCCTTGCTTAGCTCGATGCCAGCGTTCTCGATTAACCGGCAGATGTTTTCCTGCACATCGTTAAACCAGTCGGCCGTCAATTGGGTGGCCCGCTGCCCTACAGCCGGATTGCCGGCACTGAACATGCCCGCAACGTTTCCGGCGCCATCAGTCCGATGCATAACTAGCTCCTCAAGCCTCGGTAAAGTCGATCCACAAGGCCGGCTCAGGCTCGACCTCGTAGGTAAAAAGAACGATGGTGTGCGCCGGCCGAGCGCGCGCGATCACGCACTCCAGGTCCAATGATCCCCACCCACGCAGGCGCACCCCGATGTCGTCGCCGACCTCGGCAACGGCGACGTCCAGGGCGCCTTCCAGGTAGCCATCGAACGGCAGCACATGGACGGTCCATGCGAACGCCCAGGGTTCGCCATAAAGCGGGCCGTCGCAGTCCATTCCGATCGCGGCCGGCCGGTGCTCCTCGATCTCGATCACATAGCCCAGCTTGAGCGCCAGCTCCGTGAAATAGGCGATCGATTGACCGCCGGTGGAGGTCACCTTCTGATGCAGCGCCACTTGCCTTTCGGCCGCCGTGTCCGGGCTGCCGGTGCAGGCATCGGGCAAGCCCGCCGTGGTCTCCCAATCGCCCAGCAGCTCCAGCGTGGTGCGCGGGTCCGACTCTTCGATCAAATCCAAAGCACGCTGGTCGATCCGCGCGAACTCGGCCGCCAAGCCGCCAAGTAAGGCGGCAAAAATGCCACCCGCTGGAAAGCGCCAAGCCGCGCCTCGTGGAAGCAGCGCGCGCATCTGCCGCACATAGGCTTCACTGTCACGCGGGCTGCTTACGGCCATCCGATCGTGCCCAGCTTGAGCATGGCGCCGGCCGAGGCGGTTGGGTTGGCGGTGGGCGCCAGCAGCTCGTGCGAAAACTCGCCTTCGGCCGCGCTGATAACCTCGCGCATGCGGCTGATGTAAAGTGTGCCGCCCGGTTCGGCCTCGCGGCGGAAAAAGTCGGCCAGCTCGGCGGCGATGGCCGTGCGAATGGCGGGCGTGTCCGGGGTGATCGAGATGGAAAAGTCAACATCTTCGATCGCGGGCGCGAAGACCGTCAGCGTGGCCGTGACCGGGCGCGGCACATCGACATAGGCCTGGACCGTGGCGACATCGCCGGCGAGCGGAATAGGATCGTCGCGCGCGTCCATTACGAAGGTCAGGCCGACCGTACCAGGGCCGAGCCATCCTGGATAACACCACGCACGGGTTACCCCCGCCACTTCCTTGGCCCAGCCTGGATAGTCGCTTTCGGCGCCGCCCTGCGGAGTGTTCCTGACGCGCTCTAGGACGCGAGCGCGCAACTCGTCCTCCGTCTCTTCGGCAGCACCCGATGTCGTGGTCGCAATGGCCGTGGCCGTGGCGTCGACGCCAGAAATCGGGCTGGAAAACGTAAGCACATCGCCGACAGCCAGATTGCCATCCAAGCCCGCATCAACCGCCTGTACCGTGATGGTGCCACCAGCACTGCCCAGCGTGATGGCGGCCTGGACTGTGTAGCGAGCACCATCGGCGCGCGTCAGTTCGACACCAGCATCGATCGGCATTCCGTCGGTTCCGGTCACGCTGGCCGTGCAGATTGCCGCCACCGCAGCCTTGGGCGTTTTCCCCCAGATCACGGCATGCCGCAGGAGAAATTCGCCCTCGGCCTGGTCCACCAGAATTTGCTTGGCGAGGTAAGCCAGATAGCCATAGAGCCCGTGCGCCACGGCGGAATGCATCCGAGCCAGCACATCGAGCACGCGATGCCGCAACCAAACGACCGTGGCACCAACACGCGCCAATCCCGCCTCGATGTCGCTACGCGAGCGAGCGATCAGGGTGGACAGGGTTGGCCGGTTGAAACTCATGATGCGGATGCCTCCCAGACGAAGTCGAACCGCTGGCGGCCGGGGCCAGTGGGTCGTTCCAGGATCACGCCAAGCGCCAATCGTTCGCCCTGCGCCTCGACTTCCACGTCCAGGCTCTTGACCACACCATCGCGCTTGAACCAGGCGAGCGCATCGAGCGCATATTGCTTCGCGTCGCGCACGGCCTTGGCGGTGACCTTAGATCGCCGCAATAGCCACAGCAGCGAGCCCAGAGCATTACGACCAGCGTCATCATCGCCCGTGCCGTCGATCGGATAGGGGAAGGCATCGCCCCACCATCCGCCGAGATCGGCGCCCGCTTCCGGCAACTCAGCCCCGTCGGGCGCTCGCGCGTCGGAAAACAGGCTGATGAGAATGGCCGAGCGCATGCCTTCATCGGTCGCCAGGCCGCCATCCTGCATCAGCAGATCGGCGCACCACGCATCGGCATCCCAGATCAGCGCCAGATCGGTCATGCCGCACGCACCTTGTCGCTGCCTTCGACAATCTTGTTCGTGGCCGGGTCCACTGCATCGCCAACGCGCGCCACTTTCGCGCCACCTTCGCCGCCCAACTGCACGTCGTCGCTGTCGACGATCACGACTGGCGCCACCACGCGGACCTTGGCCACGCCCTCGATCAGCACCTCTTCACGCTTCAGGTGAACAACGTTGCCCAGGTCATCATAAAGCGCGGCTTCGCCGGGCTGGAGATTGACCAGACGAAAGCGCCGGTCCTGGACGACGATCGCCACGGCATGGCTGCGCAGCCCGCCCACACAGCCCACCAACGCTTCGGCGCCGGCCAGCGGGTGCGAGGTAAAGCCATAGTTCTGCCAGCGCTCCACGCCGTCCTGCGCTTCGTCGGCCAGCAGATCGACCTGCAATTCTTGCGCTTTCGGCGCATCGTTGATCAACGAGACGACCGCGCG